ATGTTTATCATAAATAAACGCTGTGCTTGATCCACTATCATAAATAGATAAAGTCAAAGCAGATGTGCCTGCATTAGCATTATAAACAGAAATAGATTTAATAATACCTACAGTAGCAGCTGGTACTGTATAACAGTCAGCTGTAGTAGCAGCAGCCAAAGTAGTAATATGAAGTTTATATGCATTAGCCATTATAGTCTTTTTATAATTTTAACTTAACTCATGAACAATGTAAAGGCTTCTTGTTCATCCTTTAATTGTTGTTGATATGTAGTATTCATTTTTTGTACAATAGATATTACATTATTAGCTAAGTTTTGAACATTTTGTTGATCAAATTCTGGTCCTTCTATTGTTGATATTACTTCTGATATTTTAGCCATTATCTTCTTCCTCCTGCGTGTATGTCTAGTCTAAAAGTTCCTAGTCGCCAGTTTTCTCCTGTACCTGTATTAGATACTTTAAAAGCTATTTGACGAGCTCTTATCCTAGTGTTTAGTTGTGTAGTACTTGTTGTTGTCGTAAAAGTATTTGTAACCGTATTACTGTTAGGAAAAGCTTTTGTATTTAATGCTACTTGTGCATTTCCTGTTTGTGAACCAAAGTCAGGTAAGAATCTACTAATACGCATTATGTATTCCCCTTCTCCAGTTAAATCTCCTTCTTGAGCACCTATATCATAATCCCCTGATTCTATGTTAGCTAAAATAGCATTAGTAGTACCATCAGAAAAAACTTCATCCGTTCCTACTTCGTGTTGCCAAAAATAACTAGCACCATTTGTAACTGCATTTATACTTGGTTCAGTAGGTGCAACATTTATTACATATTGTGTAGCATAAGGTTTTCCATAAACTCCTTCAGGAGTCCAAGTAGTTCTAGCAAGTGAACTAGTAGTCCATATAGGATCTGCGTCACTAGACTCTATATAATTGTAACTAACTGATCGATTAACTTCATCTGATCCTTGACTACAATAAAACCAAGTTACTTCACCAAATAAATTATTTACTGCTCCATGAATTTGTTGATTAGCATTAACATTAATATCTTCAAATACATAGTCTTCAACAAGGCAAGGCATACTATAAACTCTACCTCCAGTATATTTAAAGAAACCATTTGGTCCCATCCAATAAGCAACCCCATCAATTTCAACTGGTGCATGTTGACTAGATATTCCACAGTTAGTCCCAACTTGTTCAAAACCAAAAGTAAATGGTTGGCCAACAAATTTCATTGTATACATTGCTGTATCAGACCAAACATATAAAGCTGTCTTACCAGCAATAACAGACATTAATTTAGATCCATCAGGTAATCTTTGAGATCCCGCTGTATTAGTTGCACTAGGTGTATATGCTCCTGTGCCATCAATATTTTCTTGATCAGAAAATCTTACAAACATATCATCTTGAGTAGTTGAATCGCCTATTGTAGTTTCAGTCCCAATAAATACTAAATGTCTGTCAGGTGTAGAAACCGCCATATCTCTTGAAGCAGTTGGTGCATTAGATAATACAGTAGCCCTAGTTGTTAGAGCATTAGTAACAGTTGGATCCCATTTAAAAACTTTTTTGTTGTGAACTAAGGCTAATAAATTTTGTCCGTAGTTTACTAATCTCCATTGGCCAGGTTCAATTACAACTTGAGCTGAAGAACTTGCACTTCCCCATCCTACATAACTACTAGCATCAAAAACCGTAGCCCCATTAAGATGAGAAGATCTTGTACTTCCGCTATATGCTCTTGTAATTCCTGTTACTTTATTTCCTGTAATTCCTGTGTATCCAATTAGTTCATTGCCTACTTGAATAACTTCTGTTGATGAAGAAGGAACTGTAAATCCTGTAGTTGATGTTAAAGTAATTTCTGTAGCTGAACCATTATTACCTTGTGTGTCATCTGCTAAAGCACCATTTAACGTAGTTAATGTTGGTGGAACAACTCGACCTCCAAAGGTGTTTGTACCCCATCCATAACCATAACCTTGAGTAACAGGTCCTATTTCATAGTAAGGGTCTATGGTAGCTGTTGCAATATTTCCTCCCGTACCACTTTCATTATTACTTGTTAAAGTTGTCATAGTAGTCGTTAAAGTTGTGGCTGTGGGAATTGTAATTACTTCAAATAATTTTCCATCAAAATCAGAAGCAGTATAAGAAGTGCTTACTCCAGTCATAGCGGTAGTCCCACTTCTAATTAAAAAAATATCACCTATTTTTAAATTATGAGCAGAACCAAAAGTAAAAGTTAAAGAAGCACTTCCATTAGTACTTTTAATAGAAACTCCTGTTTGAATTTTTGTAGTGTCTATAGGAGTAATATCGTACACAGCACCTTCAAAATAAATGTAAAGCAATTTGTTTGTGCCAATTGCTACATATTTATTACCAATATTATCAACCCATGCGTGTTGATCTCTACCAGCACCTACTAAATTACTTGAAGTAAGCTGTTGCCAACCACCAATTTTTTCAGGATAACTATATCTAAATCTCATATAGTCTCCATTTACCCAACGGCTTTCTGCTCCCGTATCTGAGGATTGTTTATCCAAACCTGGTTTAAGTGTAATTTTTCGTAACATAAGGCCTCATTATAATACTATTTTACAAATGATGGTAGACCTAGCATAGGTCTGCCGTCAAATTTGTTTTTATCAGCAAATGGGCCATTTACATGATTATAATGTAGAAATACTTGACCGCAAATGTTCCCGTCAAAAGGCTCTCGCCAATGTTCAAGATCACAGCCACTATATACTAGCATATCGCCTACTTCAAGCAAGACTTTTGTGCCTTCAGGTGCATCAGGTTTATGTATATTTTTTCGTTCATCAATAACATTATCAGCACCGGTACCATCTATAAAAATTGGCCAAGGGTCACCACCTAAATTAATCGTAGTAGATATTTCACAACTAGGTCTGTCTTTATGTCTTTTTAATTCATCGCCTTTTTTATATATTCTAGCGTATGAATAAGTTGGAATTAAATCTAGGCCTGTTTCTTGCTGCATTATTGGTAATACTTTCACTAACAAAGTCTCCATTACTTGATCTCCATAATGAGAATAAGTGTTTGGAATCTGTTGATCACTCCATGTGCCCCACATTCCATTATCCCAAGTTATGTTATGTTTATACATAAACTCAACTGCATCACGTTTAAGTAAAAAATAATTAAATATAAAATTAGCTAACTCAGGATTAATTGCTTTTTTAATTACTTGATATTTATCAAACATCAAAACCTTTCTGTAGAAAATTAAACGATATAGATATCCTTAAATATTCAGATTTATTTATTTCAACTCTGTGCCATAACCATGCAGGAAACATTAAAAGTCTTCCTTCTTGAGGTTCAAGAAATAATTCTCTCCAAACATCTTTAGGAAGAGGTTCATTTTTTGTAACAGGTTTAATTTGTTGAACACCAGGTCGAGGGTCAGATATAATTAATTCACCTGAATTTTTTGGAGCTGATATATAATATACTCCACTAAATAAACAATTAGGATGTAAATGCAATTGGTTAAAGCTACCAGGAGGATTAATGTTAGCCCACATATTACCTAGAACAGGTTGTCGGTCTATACATTCTTCTTTGTATATTTCGTTTTGTAAATTATAAAGTTCTTTTACTAAAGGTCCATATTCGTTATTTTCACCTTGTATATCGGGTGAGTGCCATCCATTTACATTTGTTTTTTTAATTCCTTTTTCTTTCTTACTCCATTTAATTATATGTTGACCTAGTTTTTGATTGTCTAATTCTAAATCTTTAGCGTAAATAGATGTTGGAAAAAAGTTTTCTTTAATCATTTAAAAGGTTTGCCTCCAAACCAAACAACTAAAGATTGTCTCATACCACGTTTTACAGGATTAACTCTATGATTTAAAAAAGAAGCAAAACAAACTGCATGTCCTTGTTTTAAAGGTTTGAAATTACCTGGTCGTAATAATTCTAAATCTCCTCCTTCAAATTCTGAAGGATCATTTAATAAAAGAGTCATTGATATTTTTCTAACAGGAGGTTCATGACCCATAAAAGTATCAGCATCCATATGCCAATTATAAAATCCACCTTCAGGGTATTCTGTAAATTGTGCTTGTTCGGTAATTCTAACATCATCAAAACCAAAATGATTTAAATTAGCTTTTTGAATAAAAGTATCTAATGCATCATACATTGGAGGTAATGCGTGAAATGGAATCCAACTAATAGTTGTAATTCTTTTTTCAGTATCTATTACTCCACCTGGTTTTGTTCCAACTTCAGCTTTTCTTGGAGGTTGACTTCTTCCTACACTAATAATTTCTCTACATTGTTCAGGAGTAAACAAAGGACTATTGGTTTCTATAATCCAACTTTTCCATTTAGGTTCTCTTATTTGTTTATTGTGATACATAAAATTCTCTTTGACTTCTTAATAAATTATAGTGGACATCGCAATTAGCAGCTAACGTTCTTCTAAAACCTTTTCCATTAAAAGGGTTTACACAATGTCTCATATCATATGGAAAAACATAAAAGTCTCTTTCGGCCATATCTGGCATAAAATCAGTATTAGCAAACAGTCCAGATGCCGATCCTATTAAAGTTAATTTTCCATTGTTAGGTTCTTTAGTTGCAGAATATTCTACACCAAAAGTTTCAGGTAATTTTAAAATCATAACACTCGATAATCCACTATTCAAATTACCGTGATGAATATGAATAGGATTGTATTCGTGTTCTTTCATTTCATTAACCCAAATAGAATTTAATCTAGTTCTATGCTCTATTACTTTGTTAAATTTTAAATAGTGTTGAAACGTTTCTTCAAACCATTTTAAAATTAAACTAGGTAAATAATTATGTTTTTTTGTATCTTTCTCATTTTTTCCTGCAAAAAAAAGACTATGTTCTTTTTCTATTTTACCTACTAATTTATCATTAGCTTTAGGTAACTCAGTATTTTCATAAATATTATTTAGTCCTTGATAAATATCCATGGGAACTTGGTATTTTAAAATAGATTGACCTACAAATGTAAAACTATATTTCATTATAGCTATTCAGATTTAGCCCCAAGATTAGAGTTAGAAGATATAGCTTCTTTCTTTTCAGTTCCTAATTGTTGTTGTCTTTGTTTTTCTTTTTCTATTCCGTCTAACTGACCTAATACATTAAATATTTCAGGTTGTGTTGAAGCGGCTGACAAAGTATTTTTTCTATTAATCATTATTTTATGATACGATTCTAATTGATGTAAATTTACATCGTTTTTGTCAAAAGAACCATCATCAACTTCTTTTTTAATTTGAGACCATAACTTTATTTCTCGCATACGATCTTTTGCTGTTAACTGCATAGATGCTTTATAAAAATTCTTTTCATCAATTTTAATTTGAATTAATTCTTTTTCTAATTCATCTGTTTCTTTTGTTAATTGTTTTTCTAACTTTTTAATTTCAACATCTTCTTTTCTATAATCAAAAGACAAAGTCATTAAATTTTCTAGATAAACGTTTTGTTCTCTAACAGCTTGCCAATATTTAGCACCTTTAGTTGGATATTTATAATCGTTTAATACTGAAAACCTCATTTCAGTTTCAGTTCTAAAAACTTGTTTCTTAGTCCAAGTGTCTCTTAGTTCGTTAGTTAGTTCTTTAAATGCGCTAACATCTTTAGGATCAAGCAAATTATTTAAGCTTGGCGCTTCTTTTTCTATTAATGCATGTATATTTCTTTTTTCTGTCATATAGTCCTTTCTTTAAAGATTAGAATATATATTCTAACAAATAAAAGTCAACTATTAAGATGTAGTAAATGTAACTGTTGCAGGACCTGCCGCTGAATATTCTTCAGTAGCTCCAGTAAAAGAAGGAGAACCACCAGTTGCACCACCGACTATATATCCATTTGTTTGAGTAGGAGAATTTCTAGAAGCACCCATACCATAAGTTCTAGCTGTTGATAAATTTGTTCCTGCAGTCCAAGATGTACCATCAAAATTTTCTACTGCAGTTGCTATAGGACCGGGACCTCCACAAGCTATTGTAGCTGCCGTTTCAGGACCAAAACCACCCGATTGACCTTCATTTCGTGCATTATTTAAAGCTCCTTTAGCTGTCCACGCAGAACCATTAAACGTAAAAGTTGATGTGTTTGGAGAAGGACCATAACCTCCAGCCATCCATGCTTCTGATACTGTTCCACTTCCTGCAGCATTGTATTGCCCTACGGGTAATGAATAAGGATTAGTTGTCCAAGCAGTACCATTATAATTATATACATCGGTTAAACCAGCAGGAGGTGGGTCTCCTCGTCCACCAGCAGATAGTGCATTACTACTATCTCCCCAACCACACATACCAGCACTACTTGGTCCTAAAGAAGGAAAAGCTCCACCGCCTGTCCAATTAGTACCATCCCATTCGGAAGTTGTTGTAGTTGTACCATAACCAGATTGACTACCAAACATTAAACCAGCTGAATTAGGTCCACAGTGACCACCTATAAAATAATTTTGTGGAAGGTCGTTTGCACTTGACCAAGAACTTCCATCATACACAAAAGTTAAATTACTTGTTCCTCCTGGATATTGTAAACCTCCCGCTGCCCATGCAGATGTTGTAGTTCCACCAGATCCCATACCACTCATTTGTTTAGGTACAGTTCCTCCAGTAGACCATGATGCTGTTGCAACATTTTGTAGTCCTTTTAAAGCTCTGCTTGTAGTATTATACCAAACTTCTCCTATAAGTGGATTAGCAGGATCCGAAGATCTGATTGGTATATTGTTTCCGTGTTCTGTTATATAATTTGACATAATATTAAGTTGTTGTAATTGTTTTTGTTATTGCTCCTGATGTAAATTCTTCTGTTGCAATTTGTACATTAGATCCCGGAGGTGCATTACCACCACAAACAAAACCTTCTGCTGAACTTGATCCTCCACTTCCTGCATTAACTCTACCAGTACTCAAACTTCCTACACTTGCCCAAGATGATCCATCCCATGTTAGTGTAGTAGTTTTGTCAGCTTGATACCAAAAATTAGATGTGGGTCCATTATTAGATGACATAGAAGCTCCTCCACCTACAGGAATTGCGGTTCTAGTAGTCCAACCAGATCCATTCCAATGTTGATGTAAAGTGCTAGCAGAACCACCTGAAACTGCATATCCTCCTAAAAAACTAGCGTCATCATGAGTTCCTACGGCAGCTGTATTGTAATTATGTTGCGGAGCAGCAGGGCTAGTTGAAAAAGATGAACCATTCCAATTATATGCACTAGATGAATAATATCCCATAGCAAAAAAAGAATTTGCTTTGTCGCCAGCACCTTTCATTTGATAGCCATCAAAACCAATAGCAGGAATTCCTGTCCAAGAACTACCATCATAAGTATTAGAAGCTCCTGGAGGATTTCCATCTCCACCTACATATATCGTAGTAGGTATTACCCCACAGGCAGCTGCATACGCTGAACTAAGGGTCATAGCTGGTGCTCCAGTCCAAGAAGTTCCATCATAAGTATTTGTTGCTGAAACGTATGAAGGAACAGGGCCTGTTCCACCACCCATTGAAAAACCTGCTGGTGTACTACTAGATCCTGAGTTTGCAGAAGTTGGTGTTGGTAAGTTACCTCCAGAAGCCCAAGCTCCTGCAGAAAATCCTTGCACCTTAGCTGTATTAGAAGTCGAGTTATACCAAACCTGTCCCTCAGTTACGGGGCTAGGATCTGATGATAGGACTTCTACTTTTTGTCCATGTATGTCAAAATAAGTTGCCACTTATATTTACTCCGTTAATGTTATATCCGCTGCTCTACCTAAATAAGCTGGGTGACCTTCAGTTTTTCTTGGGTCATCAGCTGGTAAAGCATCGTAATCTGCTTGTTCAGCAGCTATTGCTGCATCAACAAGGGCTTGTGCTTCTACTAATGTTTTTCTAGCACCATTGACGCCAGAAATCCATCTATTTGAAACCTGATTATTTGCAGGTATTTTCCATAGATTAGCAGGAAATGATTCAAAGGAAATTTGTCTAGAGTCTTCATGATTGATGAATCCTTTTCCCCAACATTCCGCTACACAGTATTGATAATTTGCCATAGTTATATCCTCCTTAAGATGTTGTTATTGTTGAACTGTTTACTCCGCCTATATATTCTTCAGTGTCATTAACCGAGTGAGAACCTGGGCTTATAAAACCTCCAAATGCTGCGGCTTGTGTATTACTTGATCCTGAACCACCTAAACCTCTTCTTGCTGTACTCATAGCTGCTTTAGCTGTCCAAGCCGTTCCATTATATTCTTCAGTGTTATTTTGTACAGCAGCGGGTGCCGTATTTCCACCAAACAACAATACTTGTGATACCGGAGATTGTGCTCCAGTTGCTGCTCTATTTCTAGGTTGATTTAAAGCTCCACCAGCTGTCCAAGTTCCATCATAGTCAAAAGATGTGCTTACATCTCCAGGAACCATTGCAGTAAAAACTGCTGCTGCTGTAGTTCCTCCAGCGGATGCAGAGCCAATCACTTGTGGTGATGAAGTACCTGTAGTCCAAGTTCCAGGCGATGCGTATAATAACACAGCCGTGTCAGGACTTTGAGGTCCATGAGTTACGACTCCTGCTGATGTAGTTCCTACGCCAGTTGAGTCATACATAGTTAAAGGAATAGTTGCTGAAGCCGTCCAAGACGTTCCATTATATTCTCCTGAATTAGTTCCAGATGAAGGACCTGATTCTCCTCCTCCAACTAAACCTGAACTTCTTATTCCAAAACCAAAAGGTTTAACTCTTACTTCAGGGTTAGCTGTTTCAGCAGACCAAGCTGAACCATTGTATTCTTCAGTAAGATTTAATGCAGTTGGATCTTGTCCACAAACAACAACTGCTGTTGCAATAGATTCTCCGAATCCTGCAACTTGTCTTCTTCCAGTGTTCATATTACCACCAGTAGACCAAGCGGCAGTTCCATAGTCTTTTTGTAATTGAAAATTATTATTAGCAGTATCGTACCAAATTTGACCTTCGTTACCTGTATTAGAGGCCAACGTTTGAACCGCTGTTCCTTTGATAGTACTATAAGTTGCCATTATTTATTCTTCAGCAACCAACCCTGTGTATTGTCTGAGAATACCAAAGTGAATGCTGCCCTTTCAGTTGAAACTGTTAAGTCTGCTGCTGCACCTTGAATATTTTTACTATTTCTACCAATAGTTAAATTATTAGTGTCAAAGGTACCTGCATAATCAACGACTGCTACTTCATCTCCAATTGTTGGAGATGCTGGTAGAGTTAAGGTCCATGCGCCACCTGAAGTGTTTGCAAAAATACCTTCTCCAGCCACGGCTGTATAAGTAGTTGTTTTAACTGCTTGCCATGAAGTTCCACCAGAATTATCAACAAAAGATAAAACACCAGAACCATTTGTACTTAAAATTTGATCTGCTGAACCTGTTGCTGCTGGCCACGTCAAAGTATAAGACGTAGTCGTACCAGATGCTTTCATACCTATATATTCTCCTCCAGTAGTATCCTGAAGTCTTAATTCTTTCTGTGAACCTATGTTTAAACCTGTTGAAGCATCCCAAACAAAATTGGCATCTCCACCAAATGCTCCTGAATTATTATATTGAACTTGTGTATTTGAACCACCAGGTAGTCCTCCTACTGTAATTTCTTTTATGTTAGGATTAGTACCATCATCTGCTGTAGCATTAACTATTTTAGATGTTTTATCAGTAGCAGACCATGTAACACTTGAACCTGAACCTGAAACATATTTAAATTCTACTGTGTATGCACCACTTGTAGCATTTTCTATAAAATAAAAATTTTCAACATCTATAGGAATTGTTACAGTAATATTTCCTGTAATTGTACCTGTTAATTTAATTACTCGTGTAGCTAAAGCAGCACCTGTTCCACCGTCTACAACGGCTAAAGTAGTAGCGCCCGTACCATTAACTGCTTGAGTAGCATAACCACCCGATATTTGAGATATAAGTTGTAAATTAGTATTGGTTTTTGTTCCCCATGTACCAGCGTTTTCACCGGTTACCATTAATTCAATACCAAGTCCTGTATAAGATGATGCC